AAAAGCTTCTATCTGCTTAATATCGCCCATTAGTTCGGCCTTAATCACTTTAGCTGGCATCCCCGGGTACTGGTCTTCAATAGGGTATTTAGTTAATTGTCTGGATTTAGAATTTACACCAGTAACCCCCCAATTCCTTTTTATAGCTTTTTGAGCTTGCTCACGAGCTAGGTCGGCGTTACCATTGGTGTTTAAAAACCAAGTCTCATATAAATCTTTATACTCTTTTACGGCATGAGATTCTACTCCTAATTGGGAGTCCCCAGAGGAGGGGTTAAAGGTAAACACTCCTTCTCCAAAAACATCCTTAACTTGATCAATAACTTTTCGAGAGTTTATAGTAACTCCGGTTCCTTTACCTCCGACTAACTCTTTAAAATCTGCTTTTAAGATTTCTAACCTTCCAGCATTAATCCCTTCAGTAATATTTTGAACTTTCTCAACAGCCTGCTCATTAGGAGTTCCAGCTTTAATTATCTCATTAATCATAACGGCTTGAGTAATATCTTTATCGTTAAAGTCATCTAAAGCACGTGGTGTAGTATCTTGGATTCTACCAATTAAATCTGCGTAGTAAATTTTCTTTTCTACATTATCTCCTCTAAAAACTCCTCGCATTTCGCCTTGTAAAGTTTTTGGCACAACGCGCATCTTAGCTATAAAGTTAGTTATGATTTGTTTTTTAGCAGCCGGATCGTCAGTAGCATCTATCTTTTCTGACAGGACTTTGGTGTACGTAAGATCAACAGCTTTTTTATCCTCTGGGCTTTCAGGATCTATAAAAGCTTCCCCTCTAAGAGCTTTAGCCACCTTAACTAAAGACTTCCCCTCTTTAACAGTTTCGGCTTTATTAGCATCAAGTGTCTTAAATAATTGAACTTTTTTAGCTGGGGTTATAGTTCCTTCTTGTTCAGCTCTTATGACATCCTCATAGGTTTTATCATCTCTGTTCACCCCGATCTCTAAATCAGAAGCTTCTCGTGATTGACTTAACTCTATATCTGCTGTTTTAACGGCTAAGGCTTTATCTTCTACAGATGTCGTAGTTGAATCATAAGCATTTAATTTAGCTACTATATCGGCCTTATCATCCACAGAAATACCATTAGGTAAAGTTTTAGTTTTTTGTAAAGTTAAAATAGCGTTAGCCCTCTGGTCTGCATTCATATTCTCCATCTGGGATTTATACCCAATAACGATAAGCTCTTTTTGAAAATCTTTTTGTTCTAGGAGAGCTTCCTCCGGAGTTAAGAACCCTTGGGATACTCTTGAATTTAAAATAGCACTAAACTTAGCTATTTTTTCTTGAAAATGTAAGGTTTCTATTTCAGTATTTGGAGAAGGATTTTGGTAAATATCATTTTTAATTATCTCTTGGCTTGATTCTAAAGAAGCCCCAGAGTCTTTTTTAGTTTTCTTGAAAAAAGCATCTTGAGATCTTGTGGTCAAAACCGCAGCTCGCTTATCATAACTTTGAGAGTAATGAGGCTTAATCTCTTCTGACATACTCGCCATCTTTCCAGCCTTGTACTCTCTCAATTTTACAGCTAATTCTTCGGGATTATTACCAGTTAAAGTATTCTCATTATAGATCCTATTAGTTTCAATAATATCACTAGATTCTATACTGGCTAGATACGCATCTTTCTCTGCATTCTTAGCAACTTCAGAAGCCATTTTTACTTTGGCGGTTGCATTAAAAATACCTACTCCTAAATCAGCAATAGCGTTCATTTGCTCCATGTAATTCTCACCTGCGGTAAATCTTATCGGTGCAGCTTGGGGAACTGATTTTGCCCTAGCTGGCCCCTCATTAAACCTAGCGACTCCTTGAGCCGGCTGGTTAAGTGGACTGTTTCTAGTGCTTTGAGTTATTCTGTTTCTAGCCATATTAATTATTTTTATTTCCCAGTAAAATAGTTAGTCCCAATACTGAGTATTGAAGTCGCCCCTCGTACGGTATTTGTTCTCCTACTAATTTTAGCTGCACTTCGGGAAATAGCAGCTTGATTGTGTAAACTATTAATACTGCTTTTAAACCCGACTTGTCTAGTATCCTCAAAAAGCTGGTTTAACCTTGTAGCATCGGCGGCTCTACCAGCATCGACGGTTTGAATATTAGTAAAACTTCCGGATGTAGAAGCTAACCCAGTAGCCCCAAACACCGCATTTTGAGCAGACAATATTCGCTGTAAAGTTCGTTGCCTGTCTAACTCTTCTACCTCGCCTTGAGTTTTTTCAGCTTGAGCCTGAAGGGCTAACTGCTTACCTTGTGCATCTGCTTGTTGACCTTGAATAGTGGCCATACGCTTACCGGTCATATTCTGCTGTCTAACAGTATATGCTGTACCTGCGGTAGCTACACTTGCTCCTATTAAAAATAATGCTGCTGCACTTATTCCCATTTTAATCTTATAAATTGTTTTAGGTTTGCCCCACTTTCAACATACCCTAATTTTCCTAACCTCTTAGCTAAAGACGGACTGTTTACGGTAGTCATTACTAACCGCTTTCCTTCTTTTAAAGCTCGCTGGCTTAAACATTCTATTAAAAAATCTAACCCCTCATCTACATCCTTCCTTGGTGCATAAGGGTTTGCAACGATAAAACCTAAAAAAGCTACTAAACTATTAGTAACGTATAACCACCCAGCACAAAGATTTAAACCATCTTTCTCGATTACAAAACCAATGTCAGGAAATACTTGGGGATCTACACGATCCTTCCATCGCCAAAACTCCCACCATTTAGTAAACTCTTTAAAATCTTCTTCGCCTTTATAGTCTCTTAGTTTCATTTTACAGTTACAGTTAAAGCTAATAATTCTAATTCTAATGGATAATCTTGTGTAATTTCTAAAGCTACATCTCTTTCAACACCTGATATAAATACTTTTTTCCATCCAGTAAAAGTTTGAACTGGGGTGTCTAAAACATTTGAACCAAAAAAAGTAAATGCTGGGACATACCTAGTATCTCCATATTTTATAACAATGTTACGTGTATTAATCAAGCGGCAATTAGCTGATACTAACCTTTTCCAATCACCGGTTAATTGCTGATTATTTAAAATAGCTTCTATCGGTAGCGTTTTAATTCTTGCAGTAAACATAATCCCTGCTTCTAATTCGGAAACATCTAAGGAGCTAGTAATCGCACCACTAGATACTGTTGCATTTTCTAAAATAAAATTATCCCCACGTACACGTACCTCTTGGGCTTCTAAATGACCTAACCCTGACCAAGCGGTAGTAGGAGATCCATTTGTTTGAATTACAGAAGCATCTAAAAAATGTAATTTATTAAATTTTTCTATATACCTTACTACACTCCCATTTATTGTACGCTTAACTGTAGCATATACTTCTTGCCCTAAGACAGTAACTTCCTCATAAAAACCGTCAGTTGACCACAACGTCCATGCTAGAAGTTCCTGGTCCCTAGCTATATTTAATACTGCCATAGTGCCGTCCGCATTAACTAAGTATAGATAATCGGCTGGGCTATCTGAAGTAGATTGTCTAACAGCGGAGCTAACAGGATCATTTATTAAATGAGAAGATAGTAATGAGATATTTTTAGCCCCGTAGTTTTGCTCTAAGTCATTGTAAATAAATTCACGAACAACTTTACCTGCATTTTCAATAAATATTGTAGCTCCACCTACAGGAACAGGAAGTAAATTACTAGAACCGTGGGCGGTAGATTTAACAATAAGAATCTTAGCCGGAGTTATTGGATTACCTACTTCAGTTGGGATATAAAACTCTCCCCCTGTAGTGTAAATCTGTAGATTTCTACCAGAAACTAAATTTCTAATAGCATTAACTCGGTTATCATCTATAGTAACATCAATGGCCTCATCATCATTACCCCGATCTACGTTAAAATCAAAAAATTTACTTACTTGAGAACCCCACAAAGTTTGAGGTCTTTGACCAGAGTTAGCCACCCATAATCTATTTTGGTGAAAAGTTCCTGTTGAAGGCCACCCTCTTGAAGCTGACCATACGGGTTCATAACCAATTTCATATTCCCATTGACCAATTTCTATGTGGCTACTCGATCCTGCTTCGGGAAAAGATACCTCAACCTGACCAGTTACTATCCTGCTACTAGTGTATCCAGTGATTCTTAGAATACCCCCAGCTTTACCGTATATATACTGACCAACACTTCCAGAAGTAAAAGTGGTACCCCCACTTGCTGTGGCAGTTACATCTCTTCCAGAAACTGCGCTAAGAGTTAAAGTATATCCTGGCTCTACAGTTGAAACACCAGAGAAAGCAAACCACGGGATATTATCATAAGTAACGGCAACTGCTGTCCAAGCCGTATGACTAGACCTAGTTATTTTAATTGTTTGAACATCTTTATGAAAAAGTAATAGTGTATCCGCAGATTGTACAAATTTCATCTCTTGAACTTGAGATGCGGTTAGCGCACTAATTGGAGAAGAAGTTATAGTTGCTTGTAAAACATCATTTTTATAAACCTTAAACTCTCCTGCGGTAAACACTATTAAGTAAGTTTGGATAGTGTTAAATTGAAATTCTATAGATTGGGAAGCCGCATTAGAAGTAGTGCTGTCAATGTACTCTGATCCAGGTCTTCGAGAAATATGCCCTTGAGGATTAGCAACTACGTTACGTAAAAGAGAAGCACCTTTATAGTAAAGTTCTTTATCTATCCGACCTAAAAGTACCGGGTCTAATTCACCTGCGGTAAAACCTACCTGTACTGTTTTTAATGTAGTTTTTTTTACCATTAATATCTAACATTAGTCAAGTTAAAAGCACCATTGGGTATAATACTTGCGGTATTATTTTGAGAGTCAACATTTCTAGCTTTAACCATTTGACTCTTAGCTAATGTTGCATAATTTCTAGACTTATCTACATCTTCTAATAAAGAAGTAGATAGCATTACCGCCATTTCTAGAATTATTAATTTTTCAAAATAAGCTGGAAAAAATCTCTCATCTACATTATACTGAATACTGGCATATACCGGAGTCAAATCAGTGTAAACTTTATTTTCAAATAGTTGATGTTTGCTTGTAGGATTGCTTTTCCCTATTAATCTAAGGAAATCGGCAGGTAAAGAATAAGCATTCGAAAATCCAAATAACGGGGTTGAGGCTAAACGGTTTAATTCTTCTTGTCTTATTGAAAATCTCCATGTATGAGATTGCAAAAGGTCTGCTTTGATAGTTGGGTATAAAGATGCACAAATCCTAGCCTCTCTAGTTTCATCTTCAAAAGAGGTAATTTCTTCTGCGCCTGCTAATTGTAAAGCCGCAGCACAAATTTTTATATCAGTAATTGTGACAGCCATAATCCGTATTATATTTTAAGCATATCGGCCAACCGAAATTGACCGACATACCAATTAAAAACTCTAGTCAGAGTCAGTAGCAGTTATAACTAAGCCATCTGAAAGATCAACAGCAGAGCTAGAAACAGCATTAACTATATTAATTGTGTGAACCGCAGTTCCACCAGTAGAAGACACAATAGTAATCATGTCGTTTACTGTTAATACATCATTTGCTAAAAGCATATAATTAGCTGTATTAATGTCTGCAAGAGTATCCGCAGAAACGTACAACCAAGTTTTTGGTGCGCTTGGCACCCCATGTTGGGATGTCAAGATTAATTTATTTTTATTAAAAGCCATGATATTTTATATTTAAATGTTAATTAATTATGCTTCGTAAGTATCCACAAAAGAAATACCTAACTCGTCAATTACTTTAGATCCGGCAGAGAAAAAAGCAGTAACTAAATGAGCGCCATAATCTTGGTGATACTCAATCTGTACGTCAATCTCCATCCCCATAACTAAACCGATAGAAGATTTATGGAAAAAGAAGTTATTACGTATATTAGAAGCTAAAGCTAAACCATTTTCTTCACCTAAGTTACCAAACTTCTTAAAGTCAAAACCGTAGTAACCTGCGATTTTACCGTCTTTAAGAACTCTGTTACTATTGTAATCCGAAGAAGCTACAGTAGTTTCTTGAGTTAAAGCGTTATGAGAGTTAGTGTGAATAACACCTATACGATCAGTATCTGGAACACTATTAATGTCCAATTGACCGGCTGCTTTTGCTAGTTTAGCAACATTCAAGTTTGTGTTAGAACCCCCAACGGCAACCCCTACAGTATTAGTGTAAGAACCGTCAAGAAGTTCCAAAGCATCAATAACTATTTGATCGACTTTACGACCAGCAGCTAAAGCAACAGCTTTTGCACTTTCTTGTTTAGCATCAAAATTAACTTCGCCTTGTAAGAAAATATCACTCCATTGAGCTACAGAATATTTAGTAGTTTCAATTACAACAGAACTTGCTGCTTGGTTAGTAGCAACTACCGGAGTACCAATGGTCCTTTCGGATGCACCTAATATTCCTAAGATTGGAAATTGAGTCTTGTTACCTGCAATACGTCTGTATCTAGTACAAGGAGCTAGAGAGTTTCCTTCGGCCTGGTATGCGTTATGCACTTCCTTTTCAAATTCTTTGACTTCTAGATTGTCTAAAATGTTATTTGTCATGATTATATAAATTTATATTATTACTACTATTAAAACTATTATCTTGAGTCGATAAGGGTTATCCTGTAGGGGGCCTCAATCTTGCGCTAAGTAAGGTTTTACGCCAATACCACACAAAAACAGAGGCTAATATATTTCTATAAAAGGTAGGTCTGAATTCTGCTTTAGATTTCAAGACTATATATTGAAATCTAAAGAGTCAATTATTTTTTAGACTTTTTTTCGTTTTCCTCAGCTATAATAGCATTCCGCATTAACCTAGAATATTCTTTTTGCTCACTCACATTAAACCCAATAGAAGCAGATCTAGCGGTTTTAAAGTCTGAAGCAGTTTTAAACAATTCAGTTGAACTTACAGATGTGCTTCCACCCTCACTTAATCCCGGAGTTGGTAATTCCCCACCAATAAGGTGCCTATACAAAAAATCCACCCCGGCTGACGTATCAGAAAGAGCTTGCATAATTTGCTGATCAGCTAGAGGTAATCCATTAGTAAAATCTTGCAATTTAGTAACTATAGTATCTCCCTCGGAACCTAAACTTTCTTTTATCTGCTCAGGTGTTTCTGATAAAGAAGCCATGCTTTGTAAGTGAGCCTGGACTAATCTATTTGCTTGGTCATTAGTAAGGTTAAGTTCTTTAAAAACTGGAAGCATAGCTTTCATATCCGGATCATCAGCTTTGATCTCAACATCTTCTAAACCTTCAATCTCTTTAAAGTTAAACTCATATTCTTCTGGGGCTGTAGGTACTGCTCCTTCTAAAGTTTTTACTTTATCATTTAACTCCCTACTATATTTGGTGCTTTCACGATAACCTTTTTCTAAATCTTCAACAGATTTATATTTACCTGCTAGTAAAGTTTCAGGTGTTGTCTTATTAGTTTCTCCCTCAGATGAATTATCTTCTGGGGCAGTTGAAACATCAACAGATGTATCAGCTGGTTGGCCTTCGTTATTATTTTCTGGATCCATAGGTATCTACTTTTTTAATAATTAATAAAATTTTACGGTATAGATTATTCTCACCTTCTCTCAAAGCCATGCCAATAGCGGTATTAACACCATCTGCATACATTGATTGAAAACTCGGTTTGTCTATAGTCATTCGGCGTAAAGCTTCAAGAGCTTTTACACCAGCTCCCCCTTTAAAAGTTTTTGCAATAACAATTTCGTCATCACTAAGCTTAGTTGGTTGAATTTGGTTTGTCTCAATTTCGTCAAGACTTTTCCACCCTTCTGTCATATTATTTTGTTTTAATTGATTTTCTTGGCGTTTTTCTTCTGCGAATAGGTAATTTCATAACTTCTTTAAAACCGCACCAAATACATTCTCTAGGTTTAGGTGCGTGCCTAACGTATGTATGAAACTTTTTACACCTATTTTTTTTCACAGTATCCTATTGTTGAGGTTGTTGGGGTTGAGCTTCGCCAGGTGCGCCGCCAGATAATTGTTGGTCAGCTAGTTGCTTAATAGCTTCTAGCTGTTCTTCAGTCGGTAAGATTTTTTCTGTTACCCCTAGTAATTTTGCTAACTCTTGACCAAAAGCCACTGGATTAGTCATCATCATTAAGCCTTGCGGACCAAAGAAGTTCGATACTGTTTCAGCATACCTTGTCATAGCTGTTAATTCGTCTTGATCTTGAGCAACGGCTAAAGGAGAAACGTGTTGGATAGCAATATTGGAACCATCTATAGTAAAACCAGATAAATCTACCATACCTAACTCCTCAAGAATGTACAACCCCCTTAACATAATTTGTTCTGCACCTTCTCCTTGCATACGGCCATAAGCCGACCCAAGCATCTTAGCAACGCTTTGTGCTCTCATAGCAATTTCAGTAGCAGATTTAACCGGAGCATCTAATTCCCCCAAAGGATCTACAAAAAGAATACTTTTAATACCTTTCTTTAAATCTTCTAAGATAATTTGAGCTACGTTAAAATCGGATGCACTAGGTAATCTAGAAATTGATGGCCCGTTAGGATTACCTGGGTTTGCTTCAACTGGAATTATAGCCCCAGGTTCCATAACAATATTTTCTAAATTAATGATACCGTTATCTACGACTGTATATATGCCTGATAAAGCAAGAGAAGCATTTTTTAAAATAAGTTCCTTTGTTTTATTAAGGGTTTTATTGTCTGCAAGTGCTGATAAAACAGGTCCCCTACCATGTACTTCCCCAGCGGATACGGAGTATCTTACTGTAATCCAAGGATGACTTTTTGCTTCCCTATTTACTAAGATCTCTTTAGTTTTTTCATCCTGAACTACATAGCGAAACCCATCTATGATTTGTTCTTTAGCTCTAGACTTACCTCCGTCCTCTACAATAACCTTATTTTTAATTTTATCTTTAACTGTGTATTCGATAATATTTACATCATCATAAGGTGATGCTTCAACTTGAGCTGCAAAAGATGTTGAAAAAGTAGCGTCAGCCCAAGTCTCCTTAATTAAGTGAGCTGGTAATTTCCACTTACGAAACCTACCACCTACAGAACCTCCAACACCTCTCTCTAAATAGACTTCATCTAAAGGTATTGGTTCAAATATAAAGGGTTTAGTTCTAGTTCCTTTCCGCATTTGCATACTTCCAGTGCCGATAAGCCAATCTTCTAAAAATTCAGAGACAGCTGTATCAAAATTACTAGCGTGCAAGGCGGTAAAAAATAGATTAGTGATTTCTTCTAGCTTCTCTTTTTGACCAGAGTTGCCTTCTTTTTCAAGAAGCGGTCCTAATTTAAGCTTACCCCATTTTTTCTGAGGTGGGAATATATTTGAATGGACTGTAGAAACAGCTTTAGCTAAAGCATCTTGACCTGTAGAATCAAATATCCTATCGGTATTAGTCCTTTTAGCACCTAATGTTGGGGTATCAAAAGTATCTCTCTGCGGTGAAAAATACTCTAAAGCTTCTTTATAAGTAGTACGCCAGTTAGTACGTCTTTTTTGAGCATTTTGGAATCTCTTATAAAGCTTGTCTTTATCTAATGGCATACTTTTAAAAGTTATTTAAGATTATAGCCCTTTACCCCTGTTTCAGAAGTAGTAATAAGAGAAGATCTACCTTGTCCTCTTCTACGAATACTTCTTAATTTTTCAGTATTCTCCAATGCTAAAGTATCTTTATTTCGTTTAACTTCGGTTTCTTCCTTTTCTAATGCTTCTGTTTGTTTTTCTGCTGCTCTGTTTTGAGCCGACATATCCGGCGCTTTTGGTTTTCTTCCCATAACGTATATTTAAATTAACAGTTAAAGTGTTTGTGCGCCTTTTGCAAGTAGTTGTTTGTAAAGTTGATAAGGTGTCTGCGCCCTAACGGACACACCTAAAAACATCTTAACAATATTAACACAAGTTGGCGCTAAATTCCAAATATTAAACATCTTGTTATTAATGTCAAATGGATATTTAAATTCCAAGATGTTTGAGTTAGGAAACTTTTTTATTTCACTAACTAAATCCCCTATAACCATTTTTTCATATACCCTAGAATCTATATTTGACGTAGTTGGGTTCGCATAATATATGTAATCTCCTATTTTCCTAAAACAATAACAGTGAAAAAACCCTTTCTTTAAAACTCGGTGCAACCAATGGGGACCAACATCTTCATCCGTAAATACAATATACCATACTATGTCTGCCATACACTCCAATTACTTTTATTCATAATAGTTTTAGCAGATAATTGCTTATTTGCACCCCTGGTTATGGCTCTATACCCCCCAGTAGATAGCATTACATACTGCGCTGCATCATGTATGTGCGAAAATCTGTTCTTATCCGGTGTAGGTTCGTACTTATCACCACCAGAAACATTCATACGTTTGTACTTATACCCCCCATTAAAACCTTTTTTAAGAGTAGGACACTTTCTACCGTCAATTAATATCGCGGGTAAACCATTAACTATCCTATTAAGCTCGCTGACAACACTTTCCTTACGCATGTTAATGTTATTTGATGGCGCTGGCCTTACAATAATACCTTTAGCACGCATTAAATCAAACGCTGTTTTCTGCTGCTGATCTTTAAATGCTCCTGATGGATCACCAAAACACCTTATCTCTCGTCCA